TTGTTGTTGCATTTGTTGTTGTTGCATTTGTTGTTGTTGCATTTGTTGTTGTGCCATTATTTGTTGTTGCATTTGTTGTTGTGCCATTATTTGTTGTTGCATTTCAGGTGTTATTTGTAAATCATCGCCCATTTTTTATCTCCTTTTTATTAAATTAAAGTATTTCTACCCAGTCTTTAGCCATTACATCATCAATAGATGGGCTATACATCGTTCCGTGTTTGCCATTTGTAAGTATTGGCTTAGTCTCATCTCTGCGTATAGTAATATAAAGATGGCTAGCTTGTTTTTGCCAAGCTAGTCTTTGCATTTTTTTACCACGACCTGCAAGTTCAATCGCTTTACATATCCCAAATGTTTCATCTGTCTTAATATCATCAGTTGGTATTCCTGTGCCTGCTCCAGCAGATTGTTTCTCATTTATTATTTCATTTTTTTTAGTATTTTTGTTCGTTTGGTTCATCATCGTTCTCCTTTTTTTTATGTATATCCAGTTGAAGCCCGTCAAGGCTATTTTTTGCTATTATCAACCCTTTAAGTTGAGACATTATTCTGCCTATATCCCTATCTGATACCTCATCGCATAGAGCTTGGTTCAGTTTGCTCTGCCTGAGGTTGTTCAGCTCCTGCTCCCATTGCTGATATGCTTCCGTTGTTTGGAACTCTGTTATCTGTTCCGATACTAGAATTTGTAAGTCCGTTGGTTTCGTCATATTTGTTCTCCTTTCCCAATAAAATTGGTATAATTGTTTTAAGTTTTAACGCTCTCATTTTTTCTATAAATAATGCGTCCACAGCTTTTGAATAGAGCTTGGCTTTATCTGCATTTCCAAGGTCTAAGTGCAATTTAACAAGTTGCATTGCAGTTTGTTCTGCTAAGTTTATATTGTTCAATAAAAGCTCTTTATTAGTAGCTCCAACCCCTGCATTAACAGATACAGTAAAATCAATATCAAGCCTCTATTGATACCATAAAGAGCAGGATTATTGTCATATTTGTATATTAACTTAACTATCCTAGCTAACATAGGTTCAAAAAAGCTCTCATTTAAAGCTCTTATTATATCTTCAATAACTTCATTGCCCTCTTGCGTTAATATTGAGATACCAGTTGCCGTTTGGTTGAGGTTCTTTTTATCATTCAGACCCTGATTATATTTAGTTACTCCTGACACCTCTTGCATTTCGCTATCTAATCTGTCAATATTAAAAATGCTTTGATGTATATTTGGGGTAGGAACATCTCTTATATCGCTTAAACTTGATACTGTTATTTTTCTGCTTCTTCTAACTAATTCTCCCTCGTTAAGCCCTGATGTTTTAGTTGCAAATACAGCAGGGTATATCTGACTATCAATAGCGTCTAGTTGTTTATTACGAGAAATAGTATATTCCTCTTGCAAAGGTATCATCGCTTCTATAAAACTACCGCCATATCCGCCAACTGTATCAACAGCATTTATTCCTCTAAATTGTGGGTCAATATTTCCAATAATAAAAGGCAATCCGTCTTTTAATCTAACATCTGTTCTAATAAAACTATTATCAGGCAGTATGGTTGACACTAGCCAAGCCCCATCTTGAAATCTATAAACATCAAATATCTCAATACGAGTAGCGTCTCCTATAAATTCAGTCGAAACAGGAGTATCGTTTGTTGATGAGATAGCTCTTTGCCCTATGTATTTTTTCCAATCAAACTTTTTACCAAATTGTTTAGAAAGTTTACCTATCGTAGTAAACATTCTATGTACACAATATTGCATATCATAAATTGTATCGGCATTTGGGTCAAGATATAGGTCTTTTATTTTCACTCTTGTTATTTTAAGACCGTCCTTCCAAGCTATTTTCTGTATTAGAGTGCCATATACCAGCCCATCAATTATGATAGGCTTCATTCTTGAATATAAATTTAGTCTTTTTGTCGTCCAATCGTTCAAAGCATTCTGTAAAGCCTCAGTTGTTTTGTCCATTTCATTTTTAAAAGCAGGATTTGGAGCAACCACACCAAATTCTTCGCTATCAAAATATGTTTTAAGAGTAGATATTACTATTTTTCTTACTTTTGACTTAATTATCTTAGGTGTTAAATGACTTTTTCTATCGGCAACAAGCTCTTTAAGCTTATTTGGGTCTATAATATTTTCATAGCCATTTTCTAACATTAAAAACTTTTCTCTATATTTATCAAACCCCTTTTGTGCTTCAGCAACCATTATAAGTATTTCTTTTTGTTTTTGGCTATGNGTCATTTTTTATTCCTCTTCTTTTAATCTTTTAAATATTCGCTGTATTTTACGAATATGTATTGGTAAAACTTTATGCACTTCCGAAACAGAATAGCCTTGTCTGTAATAATATTCAATCAGCATATTTTCAATAATATACTTCCTTAATCGTATTTTTTCAGATACATAATTAGGTCGTTTAGCCAATAGTATCATAGGGTTACGCTCTCCATTTAACACTTTAATAGCATTAATTGTACTATTTTGTACTTTAGCTTTATCTGAATTATAGTGTGCATTTATAATACTGTAAGGAATACCAGTCATTTTATGTATATCATCTTTAGATAGCTTATGTTTAGCCAAAAAAACAACTATAACTCTATTAATTTCGTGCTTACTCATTAAAACAGTACATTCTCCATTCTCAAGCACATATTTATATGCTCTAAATATATCTCCGTCAAATAAATCTTTAATAGATTGTTCCTCTACCCAATACGCCATTATTACCAAATTCCCCCGCTAGCTCCAAAAGGATTGCTCTCGCTTATTATCTCTGCCTCTATAAAATCATCTTCTTGCACGAAACCATACAATATGTCGTGGCAAGTAAGAGAACAAGCGTCTGCTTTGTCAGGAGAGCGACCAAGCTCTTTTTTTATCTCATCTTTAGGAATAACAATAAGCTTACCCTGTGGAGATATTTTATATCTTTGAGCCATAAGTTCCCCTACAAGCTCATCGTCATCAGGCAATTTCCCATCAAGCAGTATATCTTTAAGCCTAAAGTACCATTCAGCTCTCCTATTGTGATATTTTTCGTCATCACTCGCTCTATTTGAAGCTTTTACAGGTATTACACAATCTAACCCAAGCTGATGGCAAATAGGGGCTAATGAGCTACCAACACCAATGGCATCCACAAAAATAGCGTAAGGCTTAACAATAGAGTCTCTATACTCTTTTACAAGCCAACCTGCGATTTCTGTAATATTTAGTCCACTTTTGGTTTGTAATGGGTAAAAATATTTGTTTCTTCGTTTAGCCAATACAGTTTTATCATCTCCGAAATCTGCGACATCAACCCCCCAAACTTCAACTCCAGTATCGTCCCAAACTGTTGCATTTACAGCATTTTCTATCTCGGCAAGAGACATAATAGAGTCAGATGATTTGAGAGGAAAATCTCCTTTAACACGGATACGGTATGTATCACTATCTTCGCCATATTGTCTTTTCTTCTCCTCTACCCATTTTTTGGATACATTTGGAGAAGTTTCTGCATTAAATTGAAAACAAGTCCATTGCCACCTATTTTTATTATGAGAGTCGTAAAAATACCCCTCTGTTCTCGTAGGGTTCGCAGCCATAACAACTAAAACATCTTCTCCAGTCATAGCTCCCTCTGCAACTTCAAAGATTATCTGAGGAATACCAGACGCTTCATCTATGATAAAAGCTAATGCCCCTGCGTGAAACCCTTGCAGTGCCTCAGGCTGTTCTTTTCTTGCCGTTCTTGCTACTGCAAAATTCCCATTGTTAAAAACAACCCTCTCAGCTCCAACTTCAAACTCTGATTTAAGTACATCAGGTAGCCTATCTCTCCACTTCCTAATTTCAGGAAGTAATAAATCAAATAACTGATGTGATGTAGGAGCAGTCATTGGTATCTTAGCGTCTTCTTTAAATAAGCCCCACCAAATAACAATCCAAGATAAAAGAGCTGTCTTACCAGTACCGTGTCCTGACCTGATAGAAAGCTTTTTCTCACCCCTATCAATAGCGTCCAATACGGCTTGTTGCTGTGCAGATGGTTCAGCTTTACAAATTTCGTGAACAAAATAACTAATACTTTTGGCACTAGCTTTTAAAATAAGTATATCTTGCTTATTCATCGTTTTCATCATCATCCTCTGCTAAAATTATATCATCATATACCTTACCATCTATAGAAATCTCTTTAATTGTAGGAGCAGGCAAGCTTCTAACTTTTCTCTTTTGCTCGGTCATCTTCAAAAATGCCATAACCTCATCATCTCCAACCTCTGCACTTTTAATTTGGTCTTTGATTGAAACTTGAACATCTACACTAACATTGTCTTTAAAGAGGGCTATATTCTTTCCTAGTAATTCTAATACTCTAGTTCTGTCATTAAGAGACACTTGTATAGTTGTATCTACCCCATCTTTAGTATCTCTTTTTGTAACCTTGATAGATTTAACCATAAGAGCAGAATATCTGTCAATATTAGGCTTAATTTCCAGTGTTTCTGGGTCTAAAATATCAAACACGGTAGTTGTACTCATAGCTTGCAGTTTAGCAAGTACATCAGAGGCAGACACATTAATAATTCGTTTGTGCTTATCTCGCAGTTTCTTAAGTCTGTTGTAACCAAGCTCGCTGTCTAATATAGATATAGCTTTATTGTAGTTAAATGTACCAAATACTTTTTTGTATGACGCACTAATATTACCAGTTACAAAGTAGTCGTCTATAAATGCTATTTGTTTGTCATTTAAAACTTTAGCCACGGATAAAGCCTTGTGCGGCAAATTTAATGTCAGAAGCAGAGCGTTTGTATCCTTTTTTCTCAAGCAACAAAGATAGCTTCTTTGTTAAGGCAATCATAGCCTCATCGTTGAGTTTTGTAGCAACATCAACCTCTTGAACTCCAAGTGCAAATACAATGTCGTCGATAGCGGAAGATATGGTCTCTAAGTGTTCTTCTATGATGTCTATGTCAGTNTGAAANTTGCTCATTTAATTCCTTTTCTAAAGTAAAACTCGATTTTTTTATATGGGCGGAGGTGGGGTATTAATAAATTTTTACAATAAATATTGGGGGGTGGGGGGGNGTAAGCGGTGGGTGTTGGCATAAGTGATAATGGTAAATGGTACAATAAGTGGTATCTGATATTGTAAAAGAATGAGAACCT